ATGCGCCCAGAGATGGGAGTGGGAAGCAACCGGGCATGATTATGTTGGTATACCGCCAGGAGCGGATTACTGCGGAGAACCTTATGGCTAGGCCAGAGAGAGTCTTCACCGAGGAAGAGATCGCCGAGGTTGAGAGGCTTGCTCCATCATTAACGCAGCAGCAGCTCGCTGACTATTTCTGTATTAGCGTCAATACGTTAAAGGAAATCATGAAGCGGGATAAGCGCGTTTCTGATAGTTACAAGCGTGGATTGACCAGAGCCGGGATCATTATGGTTGAGAAGCTATATGACAAGGCTATGGAGGGCGATCATGCGAGCATGAAGCTCTGGCTGTCTCAGAGGATGGGATGGACAGAGAAGAGCCGTCAGGAGATCTCAGGACCAGAGGGTAGGCCGATCGAGAAGGACTACCATGTAACCATCGAGGTAGTACAACCGGGAGACTTAGACGATGCCGATTAGCATCAAGCGCATAGGTAAGAGATACAGGCTAGTGGAGCCCGATGGCACAATAGCCAAGAACGATAACGGTAAAGCGATTGATGGCGGCGGTCATAACACAAAGGAGCGGGCTGAGTCTCAGCGCAGGGCTATCGCCATCAGGAAGTCTACCGTAGAGATCGAATGAAGCTGCAGATCGCACCAAAGCTGCTGCCGGTCCTAGATGCCAAGCAGCGCTTTGTCGTTGTATACGGTGGCCGGGGAAGCGGCAAGAGCTACGGGCTCGGCTCCCTGAGCCTCCTGAAAGCTCTCAACGGGCAGAAGGTTGGAGCCTTCCGAGAGTTTCAGAACTCCATAGATGACTCCGTACACAGCCTCCTGGCTGCTCAGATAGAGTCCTACGGGCTCGATGCCTTCGAGGTCCAGAACAACCAGATACTCTTCAACGGTGAGGTAGCCTTCAAATTCAGGGGTCTGGCTCGCAACGTGGAGGCGGTCAAGTCAATGTTCGGCTTCAATCTGTTCTGGATTGAGGAAGCTCAGACAATATCCTTCGAGAGCCTCAAGGCTCTAACCCCTACGCTCCGGGAGCAGGGCAGTCAGATATGGCTGTCAGGCAACCCGAGGTCTAGCACTGACGCATTCTCCGAAAGATTCATCAAGCCGTTCGAGAAGCAACTGGAGCGCGATGGGATCTATGAGGATGATATGCACTTGGTGATCCGCATGAATTACGAAGATAACCCGTGGTTCGTGAAGACACCGTTGGAGCAGGAGAGGCTGCATGATAGGCAGAACCTGCCCAGAGCGATGTATGAACACATCTGGGAAGGTAAGCACCTAGATACGGTGCAGGACAGCATCATAGAGGCCGATTGGTTCGATGCTGCAGTGGATGCCCACAAGAAGCTCGGATGGAAGCCTGAAGGGCTCCTGATGGCTTCTCATGACCCTTCTGATGAGGGAGGGGACAGCAAGGGCTACGCTCTGCGGCATGGGAACGTCATTCTGGATGTGTGTGAGAAAGTAACAGGCGATGCCAATGAGGGCATGGATTGGGCTCTGGACAAAGCGATCGCTGCCCAAGCGGATCACTTCATCTGGGATTGTGACGGTCTGGGGATAAGCCTGAAGCGCCAGGTAGATCAGGCGCTCGATGGCAAGAAGATGGAATACCATATGTTCAAGGGCTCTGAGTCACCGTATGACCCGGAGATGCCGTACACGCTAGGCGGTAGCCAGAGGGCCAAGACCAATCGGGAGACCTTCTTCAACAAGCGGGCTCAGATGTGGTGGACGCTGCGGGATAGGTTCGAGGCAACGTACCGGGCGGTTGAGAAGGGTCAGTACATCAATCCAGAGGAGCTGATAAGCCTGTCATCTGATATTGACAACCTTGAACAATTACGCTCCGAGGTGTGCAGAATCCCACTCAAACGGGCAAATAGTGGTAAAATCCAGATTCTCAGCAAGGTAGAGATGGCGAAGAAGCCGTACTCGATACCTTCACCGAACATGGGCGATGCTCTTATGATGTCTATGCACAGCCCTAAAGTAAGCACTGTGAAGCCAGTGACTATCAACTTTGCGGGATGGAAGAATGGCAGAATATGATGATGGCAAAGAGCTAGACAGCCGGGGGGCAACGGAAGCTGATCTCTCATTCAAGGCGGAATATGATAACCATCAGGATGTCATTGATCTTCTGAGCAAGTGCCAGATGGCGGATCAAGACAACCGGGAGCGGGTGCGAGAGGCTCACTTGTTCCTAGACAAGCGAGACGGCCAGTGGGAGCCCTACTGGTGGAACTCCAACGAAGACAAGCCCAGATATACCTTTGATCAAGTAAACCCTATCGTGGATCAGGTAGCCTCTGAGATAGAGCAGAGCGACTACGATATCCGCGTGTCTCCCGCCGGCGGGAACGCCACCAAAGACATTGCTGTCACCATTGACGGGATCATCCGCAACATCGAGCAGATGTCTAATGCCAAGACCGTGTATGCCCAGGCTGCGCGGAATATGGTTATCGGCGGTATGGATGGCTGGCGGGTAGTCCAGAAGTACGTCAGCGACAATACCTTTGACCAAGACCTAGCGATTGAGCATATCGGCAACTTCGTTGACCGGGTGTGGTTCGATCCCGCGGCAGAGAACCAGGACAAGTCAGACAGCCGGTATGCCTTTGTGCTGCATCCTATGGCTAAGGATGAATATGAGGCCAGATGGCCCGAGGGCTCTGGTGAGAGCGTGGATGACAGCCGGGACGGTGAGGCTTACTACGACAAGGCCGAGGTGGTGATAGTCGGTGAGTTTCTGTATCTGGAGTCAGAGGACCGCGATCTGGTGCTGATGTCCAACGGTCAGGTGCATGAGGTCAATGATGACTTTGAGAAGGTAGTGGATGACCTGGCGGCCATTGGTGTGACCGAGGTCAAGCGCCGGAAGCGCAAGAAGCATTACGTTTGCAGTAGGTACTTTGATGCGAAAGACTTCCTTGAAGAAAAGAAGGAGACCGTATTCTCACGGATTCCAGTGGTCCCGACTTATGCTAACTTCAAGATATTCGAGAACAAGACAATCTACTGGGGTGTGGTAGAGAAGCTGCTCGATCCCCAGCGAGTGATGAACTACAGCGTATCGCGTGAGATTGAGGAAGGGGCTCTAGCGCCGAGGGCGAAGTATTGGATGACCCCTGCTCAGGCATCAGGCCATGAGGCTCAGCTTCAGACACTGAACACTAACGCTGACCCGGTTCAATTCTACAACGTGGACCCCGAGACCCCTGCGGTCCCGCAGCAGCAAGGCGGAGCCCAGATCAATCCCGGACTACGCACGATATCCGAGGCCATGCGTGGGATCATCGGTCAGACGGCGGGTATGTTCGCTGCCAGCATGGGAGACAATCCCGGACTTCAGTCAGGCGTTGCCATACGTCAACTGCAGGATCGGGGCTCCAATGGCACGTTCAAGTACAGCAAGGGCGTAGAGATCGCTGTAGCGGCCACTGGTAGGCTGATCAAGGATGCGATCCCGATGATCTACGACACTCAGCGCCAGGTCAGGATACTCCGTGAGGATGAGTCCTACGATATGGTAGACCTGAACCAGAAGGTCATTGATAACGATACCGGTGAGGTGGTGGTTGTTAATGATATGCAGGTGGGCAGCTATGACGTTACCTGCAGGGCTGGACCCAGCTTCCGCAACCGTCAGCAGGAGACCATCGAGGCCATTACCGCTCTGGCTCAGACCGATCCGACTCTGATGCAGATTGCTGGTGATCTATTGCTGCAGAACATATCTACTCCCGCGGCATCGCAGATTGCAGAGCGCAAGCGGATGCAGATGATCTCTCAGGGCTTGATCCCGCCGTCACAGATGACCGAGGAAGAGCTTCAGGAGATGCAGGCCAAGCAGATGATGCAGGCTCAGGGACAGGCTCCTGACGCTGCCATGCTGCTCGCTCAGGCAGAGCAGATGAAGGCTCAGGCCGATATGATGAAGGTTCAGATAGACGCTCAGAAGGTCCAGAACGAGACACTGAAGATACAACTGCAGGCTCAGGACCAGCAGAACGAAGCCGTGGCGCAGCAGGCCAAGACGCAGGTTGATGTCTTCAACGCTCAGACCAATCGCATCAAGGCGCAGGTAGAAGCCGAGAAGGCGGGCGCTGTCATTGATCACACCAACATCAAAGCATTTGGCGATCAACTAGACAATCAAGAGCAGATGGCAGATATGGCGGACGAACAGGAGCGTAGAGCCCGGATTGCAATGATGTCTGATATGGACCTGATGAGGATTGCAGGCGGTGGCTAAGACAGACCAAGAGCTCGTACAGGAAGAAATCAACAAGCGCCAGTATATGTACGGCGGGCTAGGTCCGTTCTCTCAGTTTCTTTCAGGTGAGCGCCGAGAGATTATCCGCCCAGAATCCACTGAGGTTGTGGGATTTGGTGCTGGCCCCACTGGCGTTGAGTACATCACCGAAACAATCCCTGCTGAGTATGGTCCTGTTGAGTACGATCCTAGCTATTCTCCGGTCCGTAGAGGCCTTTCTACGCTAGGCGATATTCTGTATGAGGCTCCATCATTCTTCGGTCTAAGAGGCCCAGACGAGCAGGTAGAGGCCATGCAGGCTGTGGGGTCAAGTCTCCGAGATGCTTTGTTTGGTAGTGCTGAGTATATGTCCGAGCAGGCAAGGGCCGCAGCATCGGGCGGTGAATACTTTGATCCTGAAACGGGCAGGACTGTAGCGTTTGACCCCACCATCACGATGTTCGGCGGTAACCCGGCTGAAGGCGCTGTGATGGGCTCTGGTTTTAGGATGGGAAGACGGGCGGCGGAAGCAGCAGAAAGCAAAGGGTTTGACACAGAAAACATATTCCTGCATGGCACTTCAGATAGAATTGATCAGCCTCGATCCTCTGCTACGCAGTCGCGAGACTCAGGATTTATTGGAAGAGGCTTCTACGGCGCAACGGAGCCCAGAATATCTGATTTCTACGCAAACTCAGCGCCAGCTAGATTTAGGGATGAGGCGGGCTCTTTCAGTGATCCGAATGTTTTCCCGTATGTCACTAGGCGTGGCAACTACAAGCAGTATTCTCTAGCAGAAAAGCAAGACCTAGCAAGACGAGTTAGAGAAGATGAATTCCTGTCTCAAGAGATTACTCAAAAGAACATAGACGATGGATTTATCGGCGCGGAAGTAGTAGATGCAGACGGTAACATCGTTGAAAGGGTTAATTACTTCCCTGAAGAGGATACGCGATCCGCGTTTCTGGAGGCTGACCTGTACTCTGGTGGCAGGACAGGAACTGGGATTGCTGCAGGTTCATCTATCGCTAACGCAGCAAGACTGAGAAGGGCGGAAGACGAATACATAAGATCAATCAATCCAGAGGGTGTTCGTATAGCGCCCAATGATCGCCCTAATCTAGCAATGGGTGATATGTACGGAATGGCTCCGCGTAACGCCACAGAGATAATGAGGCAGGATTTGCCTTCTGGTGGAGTCGTTAGATATGTGCAGGGTGACGATGGTGTCTATGCGCTTGGCTACAACCCTGACTTGGGTGAAGAGGATGTAATCGGTTATATGCTTGGCCGTGGTGACGGAACCGAGCTATCTGTCGTTAATGAAATGCAGGGTCAGGGTATAGGCGGAAATCTTTCGTATCTGTATCGGTCTCAAAACCCAATGGCTCCATCTGGTGGTTTGACGGAAGCCGGAGAGGCGGCGGCCAGAAGTGCTTATCGCAGGATGCTGTCCGATAGGTCCAGGCCGGACTTTGATAGCGCGAATATCCTGTATTCAGGTGGCGGCAACACTGGCACTGGCATAGCTATAGCGACTTCCTTGCGTAATGAGCTTGAGCGTCAATTTGGTGGACCTATCCCAGAGGTCAACAGAGATACCGAGCTTCTAATGAGGGTTGGCGATCCACGTTCTGTGAACGAAATGGTTGTCGAAATGACTGACCCTTTGGTCAGCTCTGCACCAATTATAGGTGCGGAAGATTTGATAGACAGACCATTTATCACGGGAATGTCTGATACATCACGCAGCGGGCTTGAAACTGTCACTTCAGTCAATGGTGTCCCGTTGAACGCAGTCATGAGGGGTGGCAAGTATTTCGGGTTGCAGCCGCAGAATTTAGAAAGAGGCATTGCATTTGCTTCAGCGCCCGGAGCCGTAATGGGGCAGCTAAACAGAGCGGCTGCGGCTCAAGCTCTCGGAGGAAGACCAGTAGCGTTTATTCCTTTTGGAATGAGGCCAGCAAGCCCAGATTTCGCCACAATGAGTACGGACATAATGGTTCCGTATGCTCAGCAAGTTATGAGCAGGTCAGATAAAATTGCGTTAGATAGGCGCATCCGAGAAGGTACAGGATCTAAAACAGATGACAAGAAGCCAATCCCTGATTGGGTTGGTATTGATAACGCTACTCCTGAGTATCTCCAGGCGCTCGGGGGTGACAGAAAATCGGTCACCAAAGCGTTAGATGAGTTTAGGGACGCTGGATCATTAAGCAGATCTCAAGCAAGAGCGATTGTTACTGATCCAACCCAATTCGATCCAGTGTTCGGCGATATAGATATGATTTATGAGCTTGACCCGCAAGCTGTTGCTGACAGAAGGTTTTTGGATTCAGACCATCCTTCGTATGAGTCAGCGCTTATGGGCAGGCCACTAGGCGCATTAAGAGATACTGAGAAGGTAAATATATTTGAGTTTAATCCTTTGGCTGGGACACAAGAGAAAGGGTTTTACAATTTCAGACAGAAGCAGTTAGATGCGGGCAGAGACTTTCCGATAGGAGGCTCACTTTCGAGCCCAACAATGAAAGCCTTCCTGGCCGGAGGTCACGGTATCATTACGCAGGAAATGGTGGATGATTTAATTAGAAGAGGGCTGATCAGACCGTAACTCTTCATAATGCTTACAGATTATGAGTCGGTCATCTGCAGAAACGCCGTCATCCATCATAAATTGGTTTAGTTGGTTGGTGCTTTCGAAGTTTTGCCAATCGCTGCCAACTGCTTCGTACCAATCTAGGCTGAGAGAACTGTTTGTTTTGATTTCCATGTAGTCAGTATAACAAGGTTTATGGGAGTGCAATAGGGGTGCAAGTCCCCCGGTGAAAATCCATATTGGAACCGCGCCATAGGTAGCCGCTCCCGCCCAAAAACGGTTGTAAAACCACAATATGTGGTATAGTTACGCCATAGCGAACTCCACGCTTTCTTGGAGGCACGGAACGTCACCGTTTATTTGACGGCATTTACGGAAGGTAAGATGGAACCAGAAGATACGC